CAACGGCTACCAGGACGACACCCACAAGTCGGACGGCTACCGTGCGCGTGCCCTCCGCAGATTAATCATTCAGTAATTTAATTATTTCGATTTTTTCAGCATGGCCTTTCATACCGAACTGCCGATTTACAAGGTCGCTTACGACCTGCTGAGCATCGCCATCGACTACGCGCAGAACATGCCGCGCACGGTCAAGGCGGTGATCGGCGGGCGCCTGCGCGATCTGTGTCTGGAACTGGTGCTGCTGATCGCCAAAGCCAACAGCGTGAAGAACAAGGTGCCGCCGCTTGACACCCTGCTCGAACGCCTCGAGGAAACGAACGTCTTGCTCCGCATCTGCCAGGACAAGCGCTTTATTTCCAAGGGGCAATATGCCAAGGCCGTCGATCTCACCACCAGCGTCGGCAAGCAGGCCAACGGATGGAGAAAACGTTATGCATCGTCGCCTGTTCCCTGAGCGTCACGGCGCCCCGGGCCGCGCGAATATTGATCTGGTCGCGCCGCTGGCCGACAAGGCCACCGACAAGCACCCGCGTGAGCATTCCGGTGCCGTTTCCCCGCTGATCGATCCGAATCTTCGGCGGGGCGACATGACAAGCGCGAACCACCGCAGCACGCCGCGAACGCCGACTATGCCTGGATGCAGAACTTCGGCAACGGCAACCAGAACAACAACCACAAGTCGAACAACTACCGTGCGCGTGCCGTCCGCAGATCCATGCGATGTTAATAGCCATGCTGATTTTTCTTTTGAAGCGCTGGTCGCGGCCTACTTCGACTGCCGCGCCAACAAGCGCAACAAGCCCTCCGCGCTGGACTTCGAGCAGGACCTGGAACGCAACCTGGCGCAGTTGCACGAGGATCTGCTGGAGGGCCGCTACCGCCCGGGCCCGTCCATCTGCTTCGTCATCACCCGGCCCAAGCCGCGCGAAGTGTGGGCCGCCGACTTCCGCGATCGGATCGTGCACCACCTGCTCTACAACCATGTCGCCCCGCGATTCTACGCCAGCTTCATCGCCGACTCCTGCGCCTGCATTCCCGGCCGCGGCACGCTCTACGCTGTCCGCCGCCTCGAGGCGAAGGTGAGATCGATCACGCAGAACTGGTCACGCCCGACCTGGTATTTGAAATGCGACCTCGCCAACTTCTTCGTCAGCATCGACAAGCGCTTCCTGCGCGATCGGCTCGCCCGGCGCATCACCGAGCCGTGGTGGCTCCACCTCGCTGAAACGATCCTGTTCCACGACCCGCGCGCGCAAGTCATCCTGCACAGCGCGCCGGCGCGCTTAGGCCTGATCCCGCCGCACAAGAGCCTGTTCAACCAGCCGTCGGACAAAGGCCTGCCGATCGGGAACCTGTCCTCACAATTCTTCGCCAACGTTTACCTCGACGCGCTCGATCAGTTCGTCAAGCACCGCTTGCGCGCCCGGCATTACATCCGCTACGTCGATGATTTCCTATTGCTGCATGAATCGCCGCAATGGCTGAACGCCGCTCGCGCGGAAATCGAAACCTTCCTGACCGAATCGCTCGACGTCCGGCTGAACCCCACCAAGACCATCCTGCAGCCGATCGAACGCGGCATCGACTTCGTCGGCCAAGTGATCAAACCCTGGCGCCGCATCCTCCGCCGGCGCACCGTCAACGACGCGATGCACCGGATGCGCCACATGCCTGCCGGGGATCTGTTCGAATCCGGCAATAGTTACTTCGGCCTGCTGCGTCAGGCCACGCACAGCCACCACGACCGCACCCAGCTGACGCAGATCCTCCGCCGGCGCGGTCACCGGGTGAATCCGGCGATGACGAAAACTTATCGGGTGCAACCATGAGTGACAAATCGAACATCGAATGGACCGAGGCGACGTGGAACCCGGTCACGGGCTGCACCAAGGTCAGCCAGGGATGCAAGCATTGTTACGCCGAGCGCGACTGGCAACGCCTAGCAGCGCCGCGGGCGAAGCCGAACATCTACACCGGCCGCGACTTCACCGACGTTAAGTGCCACCCGGAGAAGCTGGAGATCCCGCTGCGCTGGAACAAGCCGCGACGGATTTTCGTGAATTCGATGTCTGATTTGTTCCACGAGGATGTGCCGGATAATTTCATCGATGAAGTATTCGCGGTTATGGCGTTGGCGGGTCAGCACGTTTTTCAGGTATTGACTAAGCGCCCGAAGCGGATGCTGGATTATTTCAATTACCAATACCGTTGGGTGATGATCGAGGGCGCGGCACAAGCCATTGAGCAAGAGCGAACTGGCGCCGATCCTTCACTGTGGATGGCGGTTAATGGACCGCTGAAAAATGTCTGGCTCGGCGTGAGCTGCGAGGACCAAGCCACCGCCGACGAACGTATCCCGTTGCTGCTCCAGACACCGGCGGCGGTGCGGTGGGTCAGCGCCGAACCATTGCTGGGACCAATCGATTTCACACGCATAGATTACTGCGCCGAATCACTCTCCTACGTCGATGCCCTGCGCGGTTCTTATTTTTGTGATGGACTGAATGAACCGCGCGCCACACCAAAACTAAACTGGGTAATTGCCGGCGGCGAGAGCGGCCCGCAGGCACGGCCGATGCATCCGGATTGGGTGCGCGCTATCCGCGACCAATGCCAAGCGGCTGGCGTGCCGTTCTTTTTTAAACAGTGGGGAAAATGGGCCCCGGACATCGTGCTGGAAAGCGGGCGGGGTAATCGAGTAAACAGCCAGCAAGTATCCAGCGGCCGTCTCTGTGACTCAATTTGGATGACACGCTTCGGAAAAAAAGCCGCCGGCCGCCATCTCGATGGCAGGACGTGGGATGAGTACCCAGCATGAAACCCTCCCGCTTCCAACTGAAACGCACCAAAGGCTGGCGCATGCCGTCGAATACCGTGAAGGTGGACCGCACCACGAAATGGGGCAACCCGTTCCGGATCGGCTCAAAACTCACGCCCTTGTCGGGGAAAAATCAGGGCAAGGAATTCACCGTCACGCACGAAATCGCCGTCAAGATGCATCGCACCGCGGCGCTCGGCAAAGGCAAAGCCTCACAGAAATTTCGCGCGCTGGTGCGCCGCGAACTTCGCGGAAAAAACCTCGCCTGCTGGTGCCCGCTCGATAAACCCTGCCATGCTGACGTGCTGTTGGAGATTGCGAACCGATGACTGATATCTCGCTACTCACCTTTCTGATCGATCGCTACGGTTTCCGCCTGACCACAGCGGATCTCGCGCAGGTATTGAAAACCACGCCGGCGGAGGTCCGCAACCAGATCAGTGCCGGCACGTTCCCGATCCGCACCGCCAAGACCCGCGAAGGCCGCAGCGCGCCGCGCTATGCCGACGTGCGCGACGTGGCCGAGTATCTCGACGCTACGAGGCCGACAGCCGCTTCGCCAGGTGCGCCGGATCGATCTGCGTGTAAATCTTCAGCGATCGCCAATCCGAATGCCCCGACATCGCCGCCACTTCGGGGATCGAGAAGCCCATCTCGAACCAGCGTGAAATCGCTTCGTGGCGCAGGTCATGCAGATGCAGTCCCTCAATCTTCACCGGCTTCAGTGCACACAGCCGCTGAAAAGCCTTTGTGATCGAGCGTGGCGTAAGGCCGAACAGATAGCCGTCCAGCCGCGTCGGGAGCAACTTCACGATCTCCAGGGCGAGCGGCGAGAGCGGGATTACTCGACCGCGTTTCCCCGTCTTCCAATCGGTTTTCGATTTCGGCACGTCCATCAGATTGTCGTGGATGTACTCCCGTCGCGCGCGCACCAGTTCGCCGCGTCTCAAGCCCGTCTCCACCACGAACAAGGCCAATTCGTTGATAATCGTAAACCGCTGGTGCGGCGCATGGCGGATCTTCTCGTATTCGCCTGGCTGGAGCCGCCGGGTGCGGCGGTGGATGGGATCGAGCAGCCGCAGCTTATGGACAATGCGTCGGGCATCAGGAACGGGATTGATAACGGGAATGCTCCACATCGAACGCGCGCAATCGAACATGTCGGACAACAGCTGCAGTTCCTTGCGCACGGCATCGGAGCCGATCGACGCGAGACGTTGCCGAACATAACCAACGACGTGCTCGCTGGTGGTGCCCGCCGCCATGTAATCGCCGAAATAGCCCGTCAGGGTCTTCAGGCGCGACTTCTCGGGGACGTGGGAGGTAAGCTCGCGGCAAGGCGTGATTTCGTTCTGGTAGCGGGTCAGCAGAGCGGACAGCGGGGTTTTTTCGGCAAGGCGGGTATCGCGGTAACGGCCGGCGTCGATCTCTGATTCTTTCTCCCGGGCCCATTGACCAGCCAGAACCTTCTTGGGAAAAGATTTTGAAATGGACAGATGACCCTTCTTGCGGATCATCGCCTCCCAGCCGTTGCCCTTCGATCGAATCGTCGCCACTGTGGAAGGATTGTGGAACGACGACAGGAAAATCTCAATTTATCCTTATATCAGAACATGTCAGAACATGGGCACTTGTATTCACACGG